CTGTAACAGTAGCAAGAAGAGCTCTTAGATTAGTTGACATACTTAAAGATAATAAAAAACCCCTGCATAAGCAAGGGCCTTTCAACTTAATTTAGAGTTTAGTTCTATCCTGGGTCGTTTTCAGTTGGTATTGGTGCTGCATCGCCTTCTTCTGCTTGCTCTACTACTATCTCGAAGTCTCCTCCTCCTAGTATTGCTGCCCATTCTGCTGCGTGTGCTGCTTTGTAATTCTTAAGATCTTTATCTTCATCTAGAATGAAACCGTGAGGTGTCATAATAATCTTACCTCTAGTTGTTATACCGTTGATATGATTCTTATCTATCTGGAGATTTGTTCTCTTAGCGAATTCTACCTGCTTACCGTCTTTGATTGCTTTAATCTTAGATGTGCCGGCATTCATAATGTTTCCAAAGGTGACTACAAACGTTGCGTCATACCACATAGCAAAACCTCCCTTATTCATAAGTTTCGGCTGTCCCATTGGTGATTCTGCTTTCTGTGTCCACACCTTGTTTACAACTACTAATGAGTTAGTATAAGGAGAGGACTCTTTTCTCGACATTACGATACGTTGATTAACTCCGTTACCGAATTGTGTAGACATTGCTCCTGCGTTCCATTCATTATTGTTCTTATTAGAACGTACTGATAATTCGCAAGGTACTGATCCGATTGAATCCCATAAGAAGAGTAAGTCGTAAGGTAATGCTCCTTTCTTTTGCTCGTCTATCAGGTCTAGTATGAAAGCCGCTACATCTTCTATTGTGTGTATAGTCTCCCTGTCTACGTAAATAAAGAATCCTCCATAGTCTAAGACTTCTCCGGTATCTTCATCTACTGTTTGTTCTACTTGTAAACCCATCTGGACAGCATGTTCCCAGTTCCACTTCATCTCTGTAGTAATGAATACCGGTAGTATTCCGGCTTTTTGAGCCGATACTGCTGCCTCTAACAATGCTGTGGACTTCCCTGTATCGGAATGGCCTCTTAGCATAGTTATGTGTCCCATTGGGATCCCCGGTATAGAGGTGATCTCTTGAAATGCCGGGGATAATGGGATCCATTTCTGGTCTTTAAAGCGAACATTTTTACTCAGCAATTTCTGCTCTTTAAACTTATTGAGGTTAAACCCTTTTTTAAGTTCTGCGGATACAGCTTCTGTTAGTGATTTGCTTTGTTTTTTCGCCATGGTTTATTCTAGAAAGGTGGTTTCGAATCCTCCTCAAATAAACTCTCGAATTTGTCAGCTTTAGATTCTGCTTTTTTACCTGAATTCTCTAGAGAAAACTTATTAGTAGGTGAAGACGGAGTGTCAAATGCTACCATTGGAGCTGGGACATCTGTCTCTGCTTCTTCTGGAGCTAGATAATCATGAAGTACTTTTTTCATGTCGTCAAATTCCATTCTACTAAATGCTTCTGTTGGATTAGGTTGATCTTCTAAGACTGTTGCAAGTAAGGCTGCATTATCTGTTAAGGTAGTTTCTGCAGTTCTTGCTCTGATGGTTGTCTTAGCGTAGCCTGTTCCTGTTGTAGCAGCATCGATGGTAGTTAGAGTTAAATCTCTACCTGTAATAATGTCTGTAAAATCGCCTATGTCTTCATCTTCAACCATTGATAGTAATTCCATGTAGATCTCTTTTCCGAATCCCCATAGTTTTACTCCTTCCTCTTCCTGACCTCTTACGATTACTGGAAGAAAAACTCTCATTTTAGGTTCTAACTTTCTAGCAAGTCTCCAGTTTTCCTGTCCTCCTGCTTCTCTCAATTTTGCAACAAATTCAACTATTGGATCTTTATCTCCGAAGTTGATTGGTGAAATGATTGGGAATTTGTGAATACCGTAATGGAACATTAGCTCCGAAAATGGATTTGATTTGTTGAATTTTGACGGCACTACTCGAATAACTTCCTTACCTACACCCGGTTTATAAAAGTTGTTTTTCCTTGACCCTGTCGACTGGGCACTGTTCTGGGTTTGCAGAGCTTGTAGCTTTGCTTTGATTTCATTTACGTTCATTCTTATAACTTATTACTATAATATATGAACTTTGCTGCTCAGAGGCAACTTAGATTTACACGTTTTTAATTTCGTGTATTTTTGTTTTTAGAGATCTTAATTCTCCTTGAGTAGTCAGCAGCACTGTATTTCTATAATGCTGCCAGTCCACTCTAAAACGGGTGTCCACCACTCCCCCGTTTAAACTTCTAATAAGCTCGTTGAGTGCATTAATAGTGTAGAGAGTGTTAGTCTCTTTTTTTCTATGAACTAAAATTGTATTCGGTGGAATGCTATCTATGCTCATTTCATCTAAATTATAGGTACAGGCTACTTCGTCTGAATCTTTTATGCTTAGGATGAATATTTTATTATATAGTATTGTGTGTTTTTGTGTTAGATCAGCTATAAAGTAATCTATCTCCTCAGTAGGTACGAATGTACACAACAGTTTATTTTTCAACATCTCTTGACTCTCTATAGTATCTATATCATACATATCAAAAGGGCTGCAAAGTATCGTATCTTTTTCCAACATTTATCGTTATCTTTAAATTTTCTTTTTCGAAGACTTCTACTATTTTACGTAGAATATCTTTATCTTCCTTTGCTAAATCTAAGAGTATTGCATCATATGTATACAGTACTATTTTGGATTTTTTATCTTCCATAAGATAGAGTATTTTCTGCAATAAACCAACATTGCTTACAGTTTCGTAGTTCTGTATTATGTAGTTAAATAACTTCTGCGGATTCATATTAATTAAGTCTTTTTTATAGAATCTGTATCTCTCATCTACTCCGTCGATATATCCTTGCTTTTGAAACTTCGTCCAGAGTTCTTCTATATACGCAGTTGTAAGTTTAAAGAATTCAAAATCCTTATATTGATCAAATACATTCCCGTATAGCTGTTTAAATACTAACTTCTTTGCCTCATCTCTGTCCATTCCATACACCTGTCCGAAATCCTCGTAGATATCTCCTGTTGCAGATTCATACTTTACTAATTTTGATATCAAAGTAGGATGATACGCTACTAAATCTATCTCCATCAGTAGGTCATTTCTAGGTATAAAAACACTTCTACACCCGTTATCTTTGTTCAATGCTGCGAAGTTTATATGGTTAAAGTGGTTAGAAGGTCTTCCTGTTGTATTGTTGAGGTTGTACTGTGTTAAAATATGGTTATTAATAAGTGATAGAAAGGGTCTCTCTATGTTAAAGTGTTCCTCTAATGTATCACTTACCTTCAAGCCGTTTCTTTCTATAACCCAAAATATATCTTCTACTGTTTTCCGGAATTCATTAGGTGAATAGTCTGCTATATCTTTAAGATGTTCTTCTGATACTTTTTGACAATGTTCAAAATGCTTTACAATCGGAATAATATTACTTAGTTCTGGATCGTTATAATACCTTCTTGAAAAGTAATTTAATGCTTGAGTGTTTTCTTCTTTAATACCGGGTAGAGAGTATGTATTTTGACCGTGGTAAAAGTAATTAAAGACTTTCCTATCCGGAGTATAAATTTTCTGTATAGTTGCTAGCCATTCTCTGACTTGAGTATGTTCTATTTTTAATGCTTCGCTGTGAAAGAAGTTTAAGAGGTATCCTTCCTTTGTATCTACATCTTTTACGTATAGGCAAAGAGGAGTATAAATAGCGGGATGTAACTCGAGGTGTCTCTGTATAGGAATAGCTATAATATTCTCTAACTTATGATCCTTTAAATCATCGAACTGCTCTTGTGTCTCTATTAACCAAAACATAACCTTTCCTATAATATAAGAAAAGATGTTAATAGTTACAACTTAGATTGAGAATTCGGTATAGTTTGTGATGTATTGGGTAAAGCCGTAAACTTTATAACGTTGTTCTGTTAAAAGAACCATACGTTCATTCGTCTCTTTAATGTAAGCTCCTGAGGTAGACCAGGGGAGTTCGAAAGTTACATAGATTCCCCAGTTGTACTTCTTATCTCTATTCTTTATAGCGTTATAATCCTGTAGAGAAACCTCTGTAAAGATTGCATTGTTCGTTCTTCTCAGGAAGTACCGGGTAAGTATTGGATATTTTACTGCTGGCTGTGTATATTTAGGCTCTATAAGCTCTATCTTTGGAGCAGAGATTTGCTGTTTCTTTCTTATGTAGTCGTAGACTGTGTTTGAAACAGGAATTGCAGGAGTGTTACTTCCTCCTACATCCGGTAGGTTAGGTGTTACGAATTTTAATCCTTGAGGTTGCCCGTCCTGCTGGTTTCTTCCAGTATATATTTTTCCGTTAGAAAGTATATGATAAGCCCCTTCATACGGCTGCTCCGTAAGTAGGTATACCATCTCCTGACCGTTTGTGTACAGGTTTGTGATTATTTTGGACTTTGGATAGTACATTAGGTTACCTCTTTATAAATATCTGCTACTATATCTTTTACGCTAAGTGCATAATTGTACCGCTTTTGCTTTGTCGCTTGGTATGCGGTTGGGTTTTCACCCCTTGCAAGATATGTTCCCGGGACTTCAAACTTCTCTAAAACCGTAACTGTCGCAGTTTCGATAGATGTCGTTGCAGTTAATACGTTAAGTACTCCAGGGTATAGTTTTTTTAGTTCCCCGCCTAAGTAAGCTAGTTGGAAGTCTAAATCAAGCACCTTGCTATTATCGCTGTTAGCTGCTTTTTCTAATGCTCTCCTACGAACATTCGTCCATTGTACTATCCCTATTCCCCCTAGCCCTCCTATAGCTTGATTTTTTTCTGCTGCTTTCTCATTAGCCTGAGACTCTCCTAAGATGTTTCCGATCAGCCCTGTTGCTCCTTCTTTAGTTATCTTGATAGATTTGAGGTATCTAGCTATTTTTTGGACGTTAGATATTCGCTCTGCGTTTGTTAAAGGTTTTACGTTGTTGTTAACTAGGCTGGCTTCAGTTGAAAGGTCTACTACTTCAAGCGGTATTGAGAATTTTTCAACCTCGGTTGGTTTATCAACCAGGGATATTGTAGCTGATACTGCTGTATCCCATTTTGAGCTGTCAACTGTGTGACTTATTCCCATTATAATAAATTCGTAGTCTGTGCTATAAGACATAGGGAGTATGTCGTCTGAGAGTTTAAACTTCTGGTATATTTTCATTCCTCCGATTCCTCGCATATTAAAAGAGAGTTTGATCGGTATAAAGGCGGTGGCGGCTTGTCCTGTTTCTGTAAATTGTGCTAGTATGTACTTGTAGAAGTCCGTAGCTACGTTCTCGTAATCTGTTTGATTATCTGCTGTTAATATTATAGGACCGTAGGCAATGGAGGGTTTTTGCTTCTCCACCAAACTAGCATAAGTGTTCATAGCTTCTTGAAACTTCTCTTCTACTTTAGCTGCACGATCTGCAGCGGTTTTAGCT